CAAGGATACGGCTAACCAAATCACATCGCAAGGGCAAAAGATTCCTCAAGGGGAAAACAGCCTAACTGCTACTACTTTGTACAACATGATGTACACGCGATATTGGGAAGCATTGAAGACGTATAGAGCCATTCAATGGTACATTTACCGCAATCAGGATTTACCTATTGGATCAGTTCTTGAATTACAGATTATGAATTCAGGCGCTAACTATCCAGGTGATGACATGGTTCCAGCTTTATTTGGCACAGGAACGGGCTTAATCATAGCCTATAAGGTAGTTGCTGGATTAGTTGACGAGGTTGAAGTAAGTGAAGGCGGTATTAATTACCTTGCAAATGATGTTGTTGAAATCCCTGATGGTGATCCAAACGCACTCATTAGAGTGGTAAGCGTAACGAAAGGTGACTTTACAAAGTGGAATGGTGTCGCAAAACAAATGGCGTACTGGTTATGATAAACGAAATTACATTCGAGGTTAATGAATTGGTTGATCAGATCGATACTTCAATTGTTGGAACATACGACAGTGAAACAACTCAATTTGTATCATGTAATACTAAGTGGGCGCGTGTAGGTAAGAATGTAACAGATGCTGATGAGAATAAGTACACAATTACCGAAATCTCGACAGATGAATACGTTACTTTGTCGCCAATTGGACATAGCAATGAGCCTACAAATGTGATTTATTTAAGCAATCCATTTTGGATTACCGGCACAAAGTTAGCGACCAATAGCGAATGGAGTAAAGCCGAGAAAAACCTAATGAAGAAAACGCCATTGATTTGGTTGTTGGAAGTGATTCGGTTAAGACGATTCGGTCGTGACAGTGTAATTGAATTTGAAAGCGATCTAAGGATGTTCTTTTTAGATGAGACGAATGTTGCGCAGTATTACACGGCAGATCACCGCGAGAATGTAGTTTATCCAATGGAAAGGTTATGCGATGAGTTTATCAAAGTAGTGGAGGCAAACCGAAACTATCAGACAATTGAAAATTACGACATTATTACGTTCAGCCGATTCGGTATAGAGCGCGATAACGGGATGTTTCAAAACGTCTTAGATGCAAATTTAAGTGGGGTTGAGTTGAGAATCACCCTTACGAAGTACAAAGAGAATTGTAAATGTTAAATATTTAAAAGCAAAAATTATGGCTTTAGGATGTAATTGTAATGCTGGATTGAGCAACACGGGTAAACCAGGATGTTTACCAATTCAATCCGTAACAAGTGGACTTATAATGGTTCCACTAACAGCGAATGATGGATCGCTTAATTTCATCGACTTAACAGCACCATTACCAACTTGGGCTGATCTTATCAATGAGGCTGATCCTTCAAAAAGATGGTTCCCTTTACAAGGATTTGAAAATGTAGAATTGCCAAAGGCTGATACTATCTTTGAAGAAGCTAACAGTGGGCGTATGGTTTACATTCGTCAAGGTAAGCGTTCATTTGCTGGTGAATTGTGGGGTGAAACTCCAACTTTCTACGGTAAATTAAACACTAACCGTTGTGTACAATTTGGTGTATTTATCGTTGACGTTAACGGTAACTTGATCGGTTCTAAAATTGGTGATGGACTTTATCCAATTCCTGTTGATAACCAATCATTCAATCCAACGTATATGTTCGCAACTGACACCACTACTTCAAAAGTAATGGTAGCGTTTGATTTTGAGCGTTTGTTTGATGAGGGTACTATGTACATGATCACACCAACTGAGGCTGGTCAAAACTTCAACGACCTTAATGGATTGTTAGATGTTAACTTTACTGATAACACTGTAACTGCGGGTACTTTGGTTTCTACTTTAGTATTGGATTACGGTACTGCATTGAACCCTATTCAGTTCTTAGGTGCTGTTGGTGGTGATTTCGCAATCTTAGTTAATGGTGTAGCGGGAACAATCACGGGTGCAACTGAGTCACCGGCTGGAACTTACACTATTACTTTTTCAGGAACAACAGCTGGTGATGACATAGTTATCAGCGTTGATAAGCCTGGATATGATGGTGAAACTTCATTCACTGCGGCGTAATGAGTTACGTTACATTTGGCAAGTATAGCATTCAAGCTGATTTCATTTTGAACAATACGTTTGAGGAGTTATGCGATGCGTTCCAACATATCCCAAACAACGTTCTTGTAGCGGCTTGGGAATCGGTACATGGAAAGCAAAAAAAGCCAAAGAAGAAACCGAAGACCGATAACGAACAATAGTAAAAGGGGGTGTGAAATATCACCCCTTTTTTTGCTTAACTTTGAAGTATGTTTGATCTGATGAATACTCGCATAGGTGAGTTGCTAAACAAAGCGACACGTGTCACATTTGCGGATGTATGGAAAGAGGTATTCAGAGATGAGCAATTCAAGGTTGAGATACTCGATTGGATCAGATGGGATCAATTATACAATGAGGGGGTTGATGAATTTGGGCAAATTATAGGCACTTATTCACGCGCAACAGAAATGTTCAACCCTGAAAAATTAGAAGGAACACCATTCACTTTATATGACACGGGCGAATTTTACAATTCAATGATGATTGAAGTGTTTGATGATTACATTGAGATCAATGGCGATGGTATAAAGGTGGATGAATTTGGACAAACAACAGACCTATTTCAAGAATATGGGTACGAAATTATTGGACTTACTGACGAAAGTAAAGAGAAGTTGGCGCAAGAACTTATCGACAGATTCAATATCGAATATAAGCGACTATTATCAATCAATTGATGATATGCCTTTATTCAACTGGATTAAATGCACTGAAGGCGATTTAACGCACGTTAGGAAGACAAAAGAAGGCAACGCGAATGATGATATTGAAGCATGGACAAAAGTACATGATTCTTACATTGAGGAGTTCGGATTGAGCGAAGTGTATAAAAAAATGCTGGATGCCATGCGTAAAAAGGCATTGATTGAATTGGATTATGTAATTACAGGTGATCGGTTCAAGTTAACTGAAGCCGAAATACAGACAGCTAAATTGCAATCAATGATGGCAAACGGTGGTAATGGAATGACAATTGAACAGACGTTAATTTATATAAGCAAGTGGATTGGTCAATGGATTAATACAAAGCAAATAACGGCAAGGGAATATTTTAATTTGTTAAAGGAGTATGGCAAAGCAAATAAAAGCAACTGATATATTTGAAAGCGAAGATATATTTCGCGGTATAAGACAATCAGCAGAACAAGCAATTGATACGCTTGGTAAGTTTAAATTAGAACTTAAACAAACAGCTGATGAGTTGAAAAAGACTATTGGCGGCGCAACTGTTGGCGATACCAAATCTATTAACGAATTAATTGCGGCTACACAAAAGGCAAATGAAGTAAAGGAAAAGACTGTAAAGATTGACCAAGAACAGGAAAAGTTACGCAAATTATCCATTCAATCCGAACGCGAGGAATTAAAACTAAAGAAGGATTTAGAAAACCAAGCCATTAAGCAACAAAAGGCAAAGGAAAAAGAGATTAAACTTGCACAACAAGAGCAAAGTATTTACGCGCAAACATCCAAAAGGCTGAATGAATTACGCAAGGCTTACAAAGATTTGGCTATTCAGAACAAAGAAAATACTGCTGAAGGTCAAAAGTTAATCGCAGAAATTACCGAATTAGATACTAAACTAAAAAAGGTTGATGCTACAGTAGGACAGCACCAAAGAAACGTTGGTAACTATGAAGGCGCAACAATGTCACTACGCGCTGAATTACGGATGCTAACACAAGAACTTGCAAACATGGATACGGCTGATCCTCGCTTTGCATCAATGGCACAAAGAGCGGGTGAGTTACGTGATTCAATGCAAGATGCACAGGGTGTAATCCAAGCAACTGCCGGTACTGCTGTTGAGAATTTAGCCGGTTCAATGGTTCGCGCTGGTCAGGTAGGCGTTGCGGCATTTCAAGGTGTACAATCGGCAATGGTATTGGCTGGTGTAGAAAATGAGCAACTAATGAAAGCAATGGTTCAATTACAAGCTGTTGCTGGTTTAGCTGATGCCTTGCAAGTATTGGGTGGATTAGGTGATACACTTACTCAAATACGCGCGGGATTTGTTGCGGCTGCTCAAAAACTTGGAATATTAGTTGTCGTAAAGGAAGCAGATGTAGTAGCTACAAATGCACAAACAACGGCAACGATAGCTCAAGAGGCGGCAACTGAAGGTGCAGCAGTGGCAACAACAACACTTGGTAAGTCAATGAAAGCGTTACCAATCATTGCAATTGTAACGGCTTTGGCTTCACTTGTTTACATGATTTATGATTATGTATCGGGATCGAGTAAAGCAGAGGAAGCGACAAGGCAACGCGCTGAAGCCGAAAGAAAAGCAAACGAACAAACAAGTAAGGCGGCGGAATTTATTGCCAATGAATCAGCCGAGTTTGTTCAATTAATAATGCGACTTAAACAAACAAACGAAGGTTCAAAAGAAAGATCAAAACTAACCAAAGATATTAATGCGCAATACGGCACAACGCTTAAAAACTTAAAGGATGAAACCGCATTCCAGGCGCAGTTAAATCAGGCAGTTGCAGATTACATTGAATATGCAAAAGCCAAGTTTAAATTAGAGCAATATGGAGATGCAACAAAGCGTAATTTAAAACTTCAATCACAAATAAATTCTCAATTAATTAAAGAGCAAGAAGAATTGTCAAGATTAGAGGACATCATGAACTCTAAGCGAGTTAAAAGAATGTCAATTGATCAGACTTTAAACATGACTGCTCAAGAACGTATTAGACAAGAAAAAGAACAACAAACAATATTTGAACAAGCGCGTAAAGATTATGAAAAACAAGCGCGTGTGGTTGGTAGTTTAAATAACCAAATTGAAAACGCTAATGATAGGCTTTTGAAATATGGAATGGCTCAAACAAAATTGAAAGATGTAACAGGCAAGTATAATGTTGTGGCATCTGATTCAAAC